TGTTGTTAGCCCCGTGTACAAAACCTAGATATTTTCATACACGCGCACATAGAAAAAACACTTATCCGAAACGGACCCCAAAATGCCAGTATCAGGAGCTAAGCCAAGCGGCCGACCAACGGTCAATCGAAACCAACCGACACACGACTGGACGATTATCTCTGCTAGTCCGTATACCGGCCCACGACCAGAATTGCCATTGACTCGTCAGATCATGGTGAAAAACGGCGAGGTTGTCGTAGTACCCGTGGAGGACCGCACTCGCGACTGGTGGAGAGCAATTAGCTCGATGCCACACTGCATACTTTGGATTGACGCTGACTGGGCTTTTGCTCTAGACACAGCGATGGTCCACGCCTCATCAGTGTATGGCTCGGTAACCGCGGCCGCTGAATTGAGACAACGCGAACGGATCCTTGGCAGTACTTTGGACGCCCGTAGAGATCTTCGACTCAAGTATGTTGATGATTCCGGTGAAGAGGTGGCTGAGACGGCCGTACCGACTAATGTAACCGCTCTGGAATCGCGACGTGCGAGATTGTCTGATGACGCGTGAATTAGTAAAATCCCCTGATCACAACAGAGACAACTCCCTTGGCTGGTTTGCTATTTGGTGGATTGAAACTTATTGCGTACATGGCCCCGGGGACGTTCAAGGCCAGCCTGTTGAGCTGGATGACGAATTCGCTGGTTTTATACTAGATTGCTACGCTGTTGGCGAAGACGGCCGCCGTATATATGATTCCGCTTTCCTATCCAGAGCTAAGGGCCGGGCCAAGTCAGAATTGGCTGGTTTCATCGTCTTGTTTGAGGCGTTTGCTCCTGCCCGTTTCGATCACTGGGCTACGCGCGATGAGGTCTTTACTGATAGGGACCACTCTTATACTTTCGCTAAGGGCGAACCAGTAGGTCACCTTATAATGGGGCCTATCATCCGCTGTATAGCTACTGAAGAGGGTCAGGCCGGAAACACCTATGACAACGTGCACTTCAACCTAACTGAGGGTCCGTTGTCCGAGGGACTAGCCAGAGATGCTGCTGGTCTCACTAGAATTTTCATCCCCGGTGGTGGCGAAATTATACCGTCAACCGCTAGTGATTCCTCCAAAGATGGTGGTAAAGAGACTCTAGTCGTATTCGACGAGACTCACTTGTACACCAAGCCTGAACTTAGGCGAATGTACGCTACCGTTCGACGTAACCTCGCAAAACGTAAAGTCGCTGAACCTTGGTCACTTGAAACTTCCACGATGTATATGCCCGGTGAGGACTCTGTTGCAGAAGAGACTCATCGACTGGCTAAAGCAATAGCTGAGGGTAAGACTAAAAAAGCCCGGTTGTTGTTCGACCATCGTGAAGCAGGCGCTGATATCAACATGGCGGATGAAGAAGAAGTTATTGCTGGATTACGTGAAGCATACGGTCCTTTCGCTGAAGTGATGGACCTCGAACGTATTGTTTCTGAAATCTTTGATCCGCGAAACAGTCCGCAGGACTCTCGTCGGTATTACTTCAATCAACCTACCAGTTCTAGAGACGCATGGATTTCCGCTCCAGAGTGGGCGGCTTGTATGGACCTGACCAAAACCATCGAAAAGGGTGACGCTGTTACTCTTGGTTTTGACGGATCACGGAAACGTTCACGCGGCATAGCAGACGCTACAGCTTTAGTCGGTTGCAGGGTTTCTGATGGTCATTTATTTGAATTGAGAGTCTGGGAGCAACCAGACGGACCTGCAGGTGACGATTGGGAGGTTCCAGCCGCTGAGGTTGACGCTGAGGTCCGCAGAGCTTTTGTGGACTACAACGTCATTGGCATGTTCGCTGATCCTGCAAAATGGGAGAGCTACATAGCCGGGTGGGAATCCACTTTTGGCAAGAAGCTAAAAGTCAAGTCTAGTCTTAGACACCCAATTGAGTGGTGGATGAGCGGTGGACGTTCTTACTTGGTGGTACGAGCCCTTGAACAGTTTTATTCCTCAGTGACTCAACAGGAAATTACACATGGTGGCTCTAGAGCACTATCGCGCCATATGCTGAACGCTAGACGGCGGGCAGGGCGTAACGGAATCCAGATCTACAAAGAAAATCCAGACTCACCAAACAAGATTGACGCCGCTGTTGCGGCCGTGTTAGCGTATGAAGCAAGACTTCAAGCCTTGGCAAAAGGTACGAATAACTCAGCCACTTTTGTACCGCGCCGCCTAAGTTAGGATTACAATGGCAACTCAACTAGATATGTCCCAGCAAGGACTACTCAAGAAGCTGATCAAAGACCAGCCACGAATGGAATTGCTAGAGCGTTATTACAACGGTGATGCACCACTCCCAGAGGGTGCAGAGGGCCAGAGTAAGGCTTACCGTCGTTTCCAGAAAAAAGCACGCCTAAACATGGCACAACTGGCTGTTACGGCTGTTCGTGAACGTATGCGGATTGGTGGCTTTCGCACTGGTGCAGATGATGATGAGAATGGGGACACAGAGGCCCGTCGCATGTGGAAGGCTAACCACCTCAACGTCTATTCGACAGATCTGCACACTAATTTCCTCAAGTTCGGAAAAGCTTACGCTATTGTAGGCGTGAAAAACGGTCGGAAATACCCACTTACCACCATCGAGGATCCTCGTCAAATTGAAACCACCACTGATCCAGAAGATCCATCACTCGTCTTGGCGGCTGTAAAGGTATTTTCTGAAGGTGAATTTCATTATGCTTACTTCTACTACGCTAACCAGATTGAAGTGTTCTACAAAGCGAGCGACACTAATATCTTCAAAATTGATAACTGGATCTATGACGAAGCCATGAGCGGTTCAAACCCACTAGGCGAGGTCCCAGTGGTCAAGTTCGCCAATGAAGATGACAGAGGCGAGTACGAACCACATTTAGACACCATCGACCGCATCAACCACATGATCCTTCAGCGCCTAGTAATCGCGACCACCGCAGCATTCAAGCAGAAGTGGATAAAGGGCGATTTTCCAACTCAAGACCCAGCGGGTAATGAGATTGATTACAACGGGTTGTTTGAATCAGCACCGGGTGCGATGTGGATGCTCCCAGAGGGCGCAGATATTGGAGAACTCGGTCAGAGCGATATTCAGGACATTCTTTCGGCTGTAAGGGCTGATATTCAAGACTTTGCAGCGGTGACTAGAACACCAATGCACTACCTAAGCCCAGACGGTGCAAACCAGAGCGCTGAGGGTGCAGCATTATCCCGTGAGGGGCTAGTCTTCAAAACTGAGGACCGTATCACTAGACTAACCGTTGGTTGGTCAAAGGTGATGTCACTTATGTTCATGTATATGGATGACCCGGCGCGAGCCGATTTGCTAGATCTAGAGCCACTGTGGAAGCCTGCAGAGCGTTATAGCCTAGCTGAACGAGCAGATGCAAACATGAAATTCCAGGACTTACCATTCCGTGCAAGAATGACCCTAGTTGCACAATTCAGCCCAGCTGAAATCGCAGAGATGGAAGTTGAACGAGCTGGCGAGGCTATCTTGACAGAGGCGCTATTTGGGACACCTCAGACACCAACTGAGTAATGGCAACTCAACGAGAACTACTTGATGCATACAACTCACTGAGTTCGCGGTTAGTTCGTGGCCTTGGGGTCAAAGTAGCGGATGTTTTTACTAACCTTAGTTCTTGGCGCGATGAGGACTTTGTAAGGTTTAGCAAACTGATCGAGCCTACACTCACTGGAGGCAGACTTCAAGCGGCAAAACTACAAATTGGGTTCTACCAGCAAATGGCCAAGGCTCGTGGAGAGGCTTTCGTAGCTCCCACAATTTCTGCTAGTGACTTCACAGTTCCTAAGCTTAGGAATGGGGCAGTCGCTAGCGAGGTGTATAGAAGGCCGTTCGTCGATCTGTATACCGCCTTGTCTCAAGGTAAGGATATGACTCAAGCTGTGGCTGCTGGTGGACATCGAATTAGTTCTATTGTTTCCACAGATATGCAGCTATCTCGACGTAATGCTGGGTTTTTAGCTCGCGGATCCAACGACAATATCGTGGGTTATGCGAGAACTCTGACGGGCGCTGAGAATTGTGCATTATGTTACACAGCAAGCACGCAGCGTTATAACAACGGAGACCTTCTACCCATTCATCCCGGCTGTGATTGTGGCGAAATGCCCATTTACGGTGACCAAGACCCCGGGCAAGTGATTGACGAAATCCGACTAGAAGCAACACACGAAGCGGTAGAAGCTCGGTTTGGTGTTTCAGATCGTAGCGGTCGAGAGATTGACTACCGAGACATCGCAATCCGGGAGCATGGCGAATTAGGCCCTGTTCTCACAGTCGCTGACCAGAACTTTACTGGTCCCGGCTCCCTATAGATTTCAGCTTACGCTGATTAGCTCGGAATGAGCGCAATTCCCAAATCCGAAATGGAGATAAACATGACTGATTCAACCACAGACGATGCTGCAGATGAAGTTGCAACAACAACTGATACTGACGCTACAAAAACAGCTGATCCTGACACATCTCAATTGTCCGAAACGGACACCCTAAAGGCAGAGATTGACAAATGGAAGTCTCTTAGCCGAAAGAATGAACAGCAAGCTAAAATCAATAGTAGTGCCGTCAAAGAACTGGACGACATCAAGAAATCGCAACTATCCGACACTGATAAGCTAGTAGAGCAGGTTCGTGAAGAAACCGCTCTAGAAATCAGGAAAGAATATGCAGCGAAACTGGTGGACTCCGATCTAAAAGGCATGCTAAATGGTCGTTACCTTGATGGTAACTCATTCCTTGATTTTGATAGAGCTTCATTCATTTTGAGTGATGGCAACATCGACTCAGAGGCGATTCAGTCGTGGGTTGATGCGCACAGCACAAAAGCTGAGCCCACAATCTCAAACTTAGGGCAAGGTGCCCGAGGTAAAAACCTAGGTAAGTCTCAGATACAAAGTCGAGACGATCTAAAAAACATGTCCCCTGAGGAAGTCTTAGCAGCCACAAAAGAGGGCCGATTAGACGGACTCATGGGCAAAACTAACGAGAAGAGATAAAAATGGCAATTGACAATTTCATCCCAGAGATCTGGAGCGCCGGGGTAACTCAAAGCTTCCAGTCCAACCAAATCGTAATTCCGACTCTAAATACTCAGTATGATGGCGATGCAACTAGTGGTAACACGGTTCACATCATCAACGCAACCACACCAACCATTGTTGACTACGCTGGCGCTGGCCGTTCAATTACCGCTGAGGCACTTGCAGACACAGAGGTCCAGCTTCTATTGAACCAGGAAAAAGCGTTCTCTGTAAATGTTGATGATGTTGATAAGGTTCAGGCAGCTGGAACATTCAACGCGTGGACTGATGCCGCTGGTAAGGCACTGGCTGAGGATGCTGAGACCTACCTACTTGAGCAGATGCTCGCAGGCGCTACTGACGGCAACTCTGGTGAAGTTGCGGTTGACACAGCTGATGAAGCAAAAACGGCTATCCGTTCAATTAGGACTGCCATGGCAGCTGCTAAAATACCAACCGGAAACCGTTACTGTGTTGTAACCCCTGACTTTGCAGACTTGCTAATTCAGGGTCTAACTGATGTGTCTGCTGCTGGTTCAAGTGAAGAACTACGCAACGGCATGATCACTCGACTATTCGGAATGACTATTCTTGAATCAGCTCTATTGGGAACCGACGTTTCAGCTGTTGGTTACCACGCTGACACCGTTGCATATGTAAGTCAGGTTCAGTCACTAGAAGCCCTAAGAAGCCAGACCAGCTTCAAGGACATTATCCGTGGCTTGAACGTGTACGGCGCAAAGGTCATCAAGTCAGAAGCTGTCATCAAGTATGTTTCGGCATAAGTAAGGCTAACAGGCGAGGGGTCAGGGTTCGCTCTGGCCTCTTGTCCACCCCCTAAAACGAAGATTTTAGAAAGGCCCTACATGGCACTGGCAACAATCACAGATATTGAGGCACGCTTAGGGCGTCCTCTCACAGTTGTAGAGACTTCGAAAGCTACAGCTTTTCTAACAGAT